ATACAAATAACTGCATTGGTAAGAAAAAGATTAGAGGATACTATGTCTCATTTTGGAGAAGCTAATCCCCCACTATTAAAATATAGAACAGGTAGATTTGTAGATAGTGTAAATGTTTTTCCTAATTATAGAACAGGTTTGATGAGCTACACACTAAATCCTTTATATAGATCTTTAGAAGACTATGGATATAAACCAGATAATCAAGTTATGACAAGTATTAGACAAGTAGTTCAATCACTGTACTCTAGACAGTTTCAAATAGTGAGGGCTACCTAATGGCGTCTAGAAGAAGAGAGATAGTAGCACTTTTAGTAGATAAGCTAAAAGAAATTGATGGACAAGCTGTAGCAGGTACAAATTATACTTATAATTTAAATATATTTAACAATGCTAAAAGAGGTATTAGATTTCTTGATGAAGTAAACGATTTTCCATCACTGTATCTATCAGCTGGAACCGAAAATAGAGATTTTAATTCAAAAAATTTGACGGTAGCCACATTAGACGTTACTATAAGAGCATACATATATGGACAAGATAATTCCCAAAGCCTCGCAGATGATATAGTTCAAGATATTGAATTTGTTATTTATCACCGACTAGGGGAAAATCCCGATAAAGGTATACTTGATATAACAATAGACAGTATAACCACAGATGAAGGATTAGCTGCTCCTTACGGAATAGCAGAGGTTAATCTAAACACAGCCTATAGGCTAGAAAATTAAGGAGAAATAACATGGCATCTCTCAATTTACAGAGAAATTCTGAAGTGTTCTTTTCAACAGTTGACATACTTGGTACCACTAGTGGTTCTGCCTCAGTTGCTGTTGCGATGACTCCAGCTAACACCTGGAAACTTGAGGTATTGGCTGGTTTTGCTGCTACTTCTACATCAGCTACTCAAGACATCACTTCCCTCGAATCAGGTCTTAGCCCTGATCGTTCACAACAAAGATTTAATACTGCAATCAACCCTGTTGATTGGAATATTCAAGTATATATGCGTCCAACAGGCGTAGAAACTACTGGTGCTGCTAACGGCACTACTGCAAAAACTAATGAATCAGGTAATACAAAACCTCTTGCAGATTGGTATATGTGGCAAGCTCTTACTTCAAGTACTCTTGCTGCTGCAAAATCGCAAGTAGCAGCTACTCGTGTAGCAGAGCAATCTATTTGGCAAACTGGTGGTACTCTAAAAACTAATACTATCGCAGCTGGAACTCGTATTCACGCTTCAACATCTAATTGGGCTGTTGCCCCAGAATACTTTATGTACTTTAAACTTGATAATGTTATTTATCAGGTAGATAAAGCTACTGTTAATTCAGCATCTGTTGATGCAGGTATCGAAGATATTGCTACTGTTACTTGGAGCGGATTCGGTACTGTTATGAAAGAACTTACAGGTGCTCCTAGAGATATTGCTGTTGCAACCTTTGGTGGTATTAAAAATGCTGGTGGTACAGCTGTTGTGGGTAACTCTAATGCTCATGCACTTAGCGCAGCATCTTCTTATCACCCATTTAATACTATGAATGTTGCTGGTACAGTAACTACTAACTCATTTATTAAGAATCGTTTGAGTGCTATTGAGTTCCACCATAAAGCAACTGCATCAGCTTCTGATGAAAAGTTTACTTTCCCAGTAACTTCTATGAACTTCGAGTATAATAACAATATTACATATCTCACTCCAGAGCAAATCTCTGCACTTAATGAGCCAATTGGTCAGTTCTCAGGAACTAGATCTGTAAGTGGTTCTACTACTATGTATCTACGTAGTGGAGATTTAGAGTCTGCAGGATTCTTACGTAATATTAGTGAAGATAGTCGCACTAACTCTGCTCAAACATCTAATGCTAATGTTATTATTGGCGGAACTACTGCTCCATATGTTGCTTTCCAAATGAATGCAGCACAGTTTAGTTTCCCAGCGATTCAAACTGAAGATGTTATCTCTATGAGTGTCGATTTCTTAGCGCAGGAAACTGATGCTAATAAAGGCGATGGCGGAGAAGTTGAAATTGTAGCTATCAAAAGCTAACTAAAAAATTAATGTGTTTCTGAGGGGGAACACCACATTATTAACCAGAAGAACACCCATTACTTGCGAGTCTAGGTTCCCCCTCACCAAAGACAAGCAGATACGTAGTGGGTGTTCGTTTATTATCCTAGAGGGGAAAAAATTATGAGTAAAATTAAAGGTTTAATCGCCAAAGAAACCGCAACCTGGGTTGAGTTTCCAGATATTGAAGGTTTTGAAATTCATCTTCGTTATCTTACACGCGAAGATCTTATGAAAGTACGTAACAAAGCACTTACCTATAAGTTTAACAAACGTACTCGTCAACGTGAAGAAGAAGTTGACAATGAAAAATTTCTTGAAGCATATGCAGAAAAAGCTGTTGCAGGATGGAAAGGACTCAAGGTAAAACATTTACCGGTTCTTTTACCTGTTGACATTTCAGCAATGGACGCCAGTGAAGAAGTAGAGTATTCTATGGAAGATGCAATTGAACTTTTGAAAAATTCAACAATTTTTGATCAATTTGTAACAGATACTATGAATGACTTTGAGCAGTTTTCCGTTAAAAAAGGCGAAACTGACACAAAAAACTAACTGACTACCTCCAAAGTTCTTTTGGGGGTGGAGGTATGACAGCAGATCAATATCTATTGATGTGCGAACAGATGGGTTGGGAGCCAAAAGAGGAAGATTTACCTCAAGACGGTTCTAATCTATCTCTAGAGTGTCAACAAGCTCTAACTGTTCTTAATGCTCTTCCTGACATATGGGAAGGCATGAACGGTACTTGGCTAGGAAAAGACTATAGTGGTCTCGGTACTATCATGGATATCTACGAAATTGATGACAGACGTGCAGTATTTAATCTATTAAAAGAAGCAGAATCTTTATTAGGAAAATATTATGCCCAGCAAGCAAAGTCACGTAAGTAAAAGTATAAGGGGATAACTGTTGGCTACTATTAGAAATACCATAAGAACTGATTTTGTTGAAAGTGGAGCAGACCGTGTAACTGATGCTACCGATACTCTTGGTAGAAGTCAAACTAGACTTGGACAAGCTTCTGCGTCTGCTGGACGTTCTTTTGCCGCTCAATCTCAAGGATTGGGCGGTTTAGTTGGTGCATATGCCGGTGCTGCAGCCACTGTATTTGCTTTACAAGCAGCTTTTGACGCATTATCTAAAGCAGCTCAAGCAGAAAATATTGTTAGAGGTACTTCTGCACTTGCTTCTGAAATAGGTCAATCTGGTCCTAAGATTCTTCAATCTATAAAAGATATTACACAAGGACAACTTACTCTTGAAGAAGCTTCTAATTCAGCTAACTTAGCACTATCTTCAGGTTTTAATACAAAACAAATTGAAGACTTATCTAAAGTAGCTCTTGGTGCTTCTCGTGCATTAGGTAGAAATTTAACAGATGCTATGACTCGTGTTGTTCGCGGTGCTGCTAAGATGGAACCTGAACTGCTGGACGAATTGGGTATTTTTACAAGAATAGAACCAGCTGTTGATGCTTATGCACGTAAAATGAACATTGCTGCTAGTACCATGACAGATTTTGAAAGACGACAAGCCTTTCTTAATGCTGTTATTGACGAAGGTACTAGAAAATTTGCAAATATTGATGTTAATGGTCAATCCGCACAAAAATCTTTAGAACAATTATCAGTAAAAGTAGTAGAATTAGGAACTCAGTTTGGGCAACTAATTAATGAGTTCTTGCTGCCTGTTGTAAACTTTTTCAAAAATGATTTTGGTAATACCATGCTCTTATTCTTAGGGGTATTAACTCTTGTATTTAGTAAAGCGGGTGCTATTGTTGGGGGGTTTGCTACAAATGGTATAGCGAGTCTAGCAGCATTTACTACTAGAATGTCAGATGCTGCTGCTAATATGGGCACTTTAGATTTATCTGGTGTAGAGACCAGTGCACAAACAGCTAGAGATCACGCTTATAATACAAATGATGGCCAACAAAGACAAGGCTCTTTTAATCCTCGTATAGCAGGAGAAACTGCAGAAAATACAGCTGAACTAAGTAGGGCTGTAGCTGCACAAAGTGATGGTACGTTAAATAATACCAGAGCTCTTAGAGCAAATAATGCAGTTTTAGAAAGAAATAGAGATCTTTTAGCAGAGGGTGCTCCTCGTAGGAGATACTTAAATAGACTGATAGAGATTAACACTGAGGCAATAAATAGTTCTAATAGAGCTTCTAGAGGTTTAGCTAGAACTACTGAGCTACTACAAACAGGCGTAAGAGGTTTAGGTGTTGCATTTAATATCTTAGGGAAAGCAGTAAATGCTATTTTTGGTATTATAGCTGTAGCACAATTAGTAGGAACTATTTTTGATGTAGATATTTTAGGAGCAGTTCTAGATAGATTCTCAGCTATAACTGCTGCTACAAAAAGATTAGATGATGGTTTTGCAGCTTTAATTAGTACTACCTCAGCATCAGGAGCAAGTATAGCAGAACAGTTTAAATCAATAGGCTCTGATACTGAGGCTATTGAAGGTATTAAGAACAGAGTAATTGCACTTAGAGATGCGGTAAAAGATGAAGCAGTTATATTTAAAACTAGAAATGACATGGTTGATGCGAGTTTTGAAAAGTTTGATAAGCTTAATGCTGGTACAGCCAAGTTTAAGAATTTTCAGGCAAGAAAAAAAGAGGGTATAACAGGTCAAATAGACGTAGGCCAAGAAGCTATAGATACTGCTGCAGGTACTACAATTAACTCGGCTGAAGGCCCGAAAATGGGTGGTTCAGCTGCTCTTACTGGCGAAATAGAAAGAGCAAATGAATTAATATTTGAACAAAATAAATTAATGCTTGTAAATGGTCAGTTCACTAAATTTAATCTACTGGATACAGAAAGACAAAATAAATTACTAGAGATGCAAGCAGAACTTAGCGATAAAATACTAAATATTGAGAGATTCAGAAGAAATATTAAGGCTAGTGCTGGAGGTACACAAAAAACTGAAGCTACTAATGCTGAGAAACAGCTATTTATACAAAATAAAATTACAGAAACCATAAAAGAAATTAATAGACTTTATGAAGAAAATCCCGAGTCTGAAGCACTTCAAACAGCTAGAGAAAACTTAATTATAGAGAAAAAGTTTCAAGATCTTTTGGAAAAAAGAATGGAATCTTACCCTGCTTTAGCTGCAGGTTTATCTCAAGCTACTGGTAAAAGTATAGAAGATATAGGAGAGAGTATATCAAAAGTATTTGATGGCAAAGATATTGACCTATTTGGGGAAAAATTAGTAAAAATAGGTGGTAAATTTGATTACGCTATACAAAGCAAGGAAGTAAAAGACCTTGCAGAAGCTTTTGTTATTGCTGACAGTACGTTATCAGATCTTACTGACGGCTTTGAAAATGGGGCTACTACTTCTAGTGCTATGTCTAAAGGTATATTTGGGATAAAGAGTCAGTTAGAAGCAATAAAAGATCAAGGTAAAGAGAACACTCCATTATTCCAACGATTAGAAAAAGAATTAAAACAATTAGAAGCCTATAATGATGAACTCAAAAGAAGTGAAGCTTTAGGTAAAGCTATAGACAAAGCTTTTGGGTCACAAATTAAAGCAGCTGATAATGCTATAAGCAGTGGTGATATTAGTCAGTATGGTACGTTAGCTACGGATGATGAAACGAGACTTACAAATCAACGAGAACTATTAACATTAGCAAGCCAGGAAGCAGCTATAGCACAACAAGGATTTAAAACTCGTAAAGATCAAGTAAGAGAGTTAAATAGACAATTTGACGGACTCAAAGGTATACGTGCTGAACAGCTTAAAATGAATGAAGCTGATGAGGATAAAGTTGCACAAGGACGTAAAGCTCAAAAAGCAGCAAAAGGTGTTGCTTTAGAGATGTCAAAAAATCTTACAACACAGATTGAGGCAGAGTCAAAAAAAGAACAAAAACTTAAAGATCAGCTTAAAATTTTAAATCATGAAATGATGATTAAAGGTCTGATAGTAGCCGAAACTATTAAAGAGATAGAAGTTAGAGAAGCTGCAGCTGGTCGTGAACAGATGATAAAGGTGACTGAAAAAAGGTTAGAACTTTTAAAAACTGTTAATAATATACAACAACAACAGTTTGAGCAAGAAGCTGCTATGACTGCCGAAAATAATAAACGACTTAATATACAACGTGAAATAGTTATAGCCCAAAGACAGGGAGCTGCTGCTGCTGTTTTAGCTGCAAAAGAATCTGCTGTAGGTATTCAAGGAGGACTATTAGAAACTGATGCTGCTCAAGGCGCTAATACTCAATTAGAACAAAGAAAAGCACTAATTAGCATGGAAAAAGACTTAGCTGTATCTTCCTTACAAGAAGAGAAAAATATACTTAATGAGCAAGCAGAATTTGAAAATACTAAAATAAATATAGAAAGACAAATTATAAAAGATAGACAAGATCAGATTGATAAAGAGATTTCACAGCTTGAAGCACAGAATCAACTTGAAATAGCTATACAAGCAGCTAAAACTAGGCAGTCTGTACAAGCTATAAAAGATCAAAAAGATAATCTTAAACGTGATGCAGACCTTAATAAGATAAAACTAGATAAAGATAGAATAAACATAGCAGCTCAACGAGCTATAAGAGTAATTGATCAAACTATTTTAGATAGGCAGATGAAACTTGCAGAAGTTAATGAAGCATTTGTATATGAGTTTTCGACTGCGATAAACAAATTAGCTGAAGTAGTAGATATAATTAAAGATACCTCAACTGCTCCTATTCCAGCACTTGACTTATCTACAAAACTTATAGCAGATTTAAATACATTAGCAGACACTCAGGGAGCTGTTTTTCTTAAACAAGGTGACATTCTTGACCAACAGGAAACACAAATAACTCTTAATGCAGAAGGTATAGATAAAATACTGGAAGCAGAATTAGGCTTAGCAGACACTAAAATAGCTAATATAGAAGCTCTAGGTGTAAAAGAATTAGAATTATTAAGAACAAAACAAGCTGGATCACTACAAGAGCTTAAAGCTGAGAAGAGTCTATTAAGTAATAAACTCGAAACTCTTAATCTTGCAGATCAACAGGAAGCACAGGCACTTACTACCAGCCTTGCAGCTATTGATGAAAAAATAAAAAGTGAAGAAATGGTTGCTCTTGTAGCTAATCAAACAGCTGAAGCAGCTCTTCGCCAAGCTAATGAAGAAAAAAGACTAAATGACGATCTCAGTACTAGAAAATTAACAGCACTAGAGAATGAGAAAAACGCTTTAGGTGTTCAAGCAAGAATCGCTCAGCAGCTACATGATATAGAAAAAAATAATTTAACAGTCTTAGCTATGGAAAAAATGTCTCGTGATGAAGCATTGAAAGTTTCTGAGCATGCTTTAGAGATTGAAAAGTTAACACTTGATATTGCTAACAACTTAACAGATCAACTCATTAATGAAAAGAAAGTAAGACAAGAAATTCTTGCAATAGAGAATCAACTTTTAACTGCTCAAGCAGAAGGTGCTGCTATAGCAGCAAAAGCTGGTGCAGCTAGATCTGCTACTGAAGACCAAATTAAAGTCCAAAACTTTATTGCAGATAATCGTATTAGCGGTGCCGCTGCTGCCGCTATTGAAAGTAGTTTAAAACTT